ATCACAAGTGGCCGCTTTGCGCGGGTGGCCCTGATGCCATCGACAACCTTCAATGGCAGACCGAGGCTGACGCGCTCGCCAAGGACAAGATCGAATGGCGCGTGTGCCGCCAGTTGCGGGCGCATGTCTACAAGGCGGACAGGCAATGAGGCGCGACATCCCCGACTTCCACTACATCCGCCCCGAGCATGCCGAGGTTCACCGCCTGCTGATCGAATGGGCGCGCTGGGTTCGGCCTGGCCGTGGTGGCGCGGGCACGCACCCCATGTTCCGCGCCTATGTCCCGTACCTCTACCCAGAGACCGGCCCATCCGCTGTGCCCATCAATACCCTGAGGGCGCAGGAGACGGAACGGGCTGTGGCCGCGCTGCCAATGGAACAGGAGATTCGCAAGCGCTCAGTGGCCATCAGGTGGTGCTACGTCTTCCCGCACATCCCCGTGAGGCGGGTGAAGGATGCGCTGGGGTGGAAGGAAAGCGAGCTGGTGGCGATGCTGCACGACTCGCGGGAGATGCTGTCATGCTTGATCTGATGCGATGGTTGGTCTATTGGGTAGTCCTGTTCCCGATCATCAAACGTGACTACAGGTTGCGTGAGGCCGGAGAGAGGCCTGATCTGTGGCACCCGGCCGATATGTTGGCCTGTCGCTGGGGCTACTACACCCCGCTGTAAAGACTCTTGACATCGCTTGACAGCACAGGCAGAATGCGCACAACCAACGCGGAGTTTGGCCTGTTCCGATGCCAGTAGGCATGCGGAGCCGACACCAAGTTGGACCGAGCCGGTATCCGGAGTGACCGGGCCAGCCATGAAGCTGGCGGAAGGCCGGATGGCAGCCCGGAAAGACGGCACCCACTGCGATCTGCCGGGGGAGGGGAGTCGGGCCTGAGGATGTTGCTCGGCACCCCTGCAAAAAGACGAACCGGCGAGAGAGTCCTCCCAGTTCCCACACACAGCCCCTCGTTCTCACGGACGCAGGGGCTTCTTAGTTTTGGCATGCCAGCGGAAAGCTGGGGTGGTCTGGCCGCTACTTGGGAGCCAGAGGGTGCCGACACCGGCTGCGACGCTTTCGGCGGTTCGCGGGGTGAGCGGGTAACACGCCGGTAGGGAGTCTTGCCAATCCGAATGCCCAGCCGGCAGCGCTTCGCAGTTGCCGCGACCTCATAGGTAGAAAAAGCCGCTATGTCCGGCTGGGCGCCTTCTCTAGTCCTACCCAAGGGCGGACACCCACCATGTACACACAGGAGATAGCCGAGCTCTACGCACTCGCGTGCCCGGAGACGGGAGAGGTTCGCTACATCGGTAAGGCGCGAAGCGCGGCCAGCAGGCTGAAGACTCATCTGCGAGATGCCGCCACGCGAGACACACCGGTTTACCGGTGGATCCGCAAACTGCGTGATGCCGGCAAGACCCCAGCCTGTTCCGTGTTGATGCTGACTTGGGATTGGCGCGCGGCCGAGCGCGAACTGATCGCACAGGCCAAGGCAGACGGTGTGCGGCTTCTGAATGTGGCCGATGGCGGGGATGAGCCGTACTGCTCCAAGGAGCAACGCGCCGAGAACGGCCGGAGGAACGCGGCAGCCATCCACGGCGACAAGACCTCTCTCAAGCGCAGAGTCTGGGAGATGAATCGCCGTATCGGCGCTGCGGTCGCTAGGGGCGAACTGAGCGAGGCGAACAAAGCCAAGATCCGGCTGGCGGCGCAGAAGGCCCCGCACTTCTTTGGCAAGTGGGCGGGCATATGAGCAGGCCGTCCCTGTTCACACAGGAGCTCGCTGACAGGATCCTTGAGGGGCTGGCTGACGGCATGAGCATGAGGCAACTGTGCTCCGAAGAGGGTATGCCCAGCCGCGCGACGGTGATGCGCTGGCAGAACGAGAACGAGGGTTTCGCGACCAATATCGCGCGCGCACGCGAGATGCAGGCCGACTACATGGATGACCTGATCCTTGAGACGGCCAACGGCTGCACCGGCGAGACGGCGGCGGCTGACCGAGTGCGGATTGCCGCGTACCAGTGGCGGGCAGCCAAACTGCGCCCTAAGGTGTACGGCGACAAGGTGCAGACCGAACTGAGCGGCCCTGACGGCGGCCCCATCCAGGTGACCGGCATCAGCGTGACCCTCGTCAAGCCCAGTGAAGCTTGATGTCAAAATGCCGGAATGGGCGGCCGGACTGTTCGAGCCGCACCGGTACAAGGTAGCCCACGGCGGGCGGGGGTCCTCGAAGTCATGGACATTCGCCCGGGCGCTGCTGATCCAAGCGGCGGCCAAGCCACTGCGGGTGCTGTGTACCCGTGAGGTGCAGGACTCCATCCGGGATTCGGTGCACCGGCTGCTGAGCGATCAGATCCAATCGTTGGGGCTGGGCAGGCACTACGAGGTGACGCAGACGGAGATACGCGGGCGCAACGGCTCGCTGTTCATCTTCTCCGGCCTGGCGCAGCAGACGGTCGAGTCCATCAAGTCCTATGAGGGCGTGGACATCGCGTGGTGCGAGGAAGCGCAGAGCATCAGCAAGCGCTCGTGGGACGTGCTGCTGCCCACCATCCGCAAGCCTGACTCAGAGGTGTGGATCACACTGAACCCGCACTTGGAGACGGACGAGACCTACACGCGGTTCGTTGATCCGGTGCCGGAGAACGGCTGGGTGAAGCGGGTGAACTGGCGGGACAACCCGTGGTTCCCTGAGGTGCTTGAGCAAGAGCGCAAGGACACCCAGCGCCGCGACCCGGATAACTACGCCAACATTTGGGAGGGCGAACCCCTCCGAGTGGCTGAGGGCGCCATCTACCGCCACGAGGTGGAGGCGCTGTACCGGGATGGACGGGTGAGGGCAGTGCCCCACGACCCGAGCCTGAAGGTGCACACAGTGTGGGACCTAGGCTGGAACGACGCCATGAGCATTGGCATGTTCCAGCGCGTGGCGTCCGAGCTGCGGGTGATTGGCTACATCGAGAACTCACACCAGACGCTTGATTGGTACGTGCGCGAGTTGGAAAAGAACAAGTACCGCTGGGGCTTCGACTTCATCCCTCACGACGGCGGGACGCGCAACTTCCAGACCGGCAAGAGCACGGAAGAGATCCTGCGCACGATGGGCCGGCAGCCGAAGGTGCTGCCCAACGTGCACATCGAGCAGGGCATCAAGGCGGCGCGGATGACCTTCCCGCGCTGCTACTTCGACCAAGAGAAGACAAAGCGCCTGCTGGAGTGCCTGAAGCGCTATCGCCGGGTGCTGTCCAAGCTGGGCGAGCCGATGGCGCCGCAGCACGACGAGTACAGCCACGGGGCGGACATGTTCCGCTACGCCGCGCTCAGTGCTGACCAGATGAGCAACTTCGACGAAGCGCAGCACTACGAGCCGGAAGCCTATGACGACTGACAACCAACAACTGGTCCACACGCGCACGCTGGACTGGAGAGAGATGGTGCAGCGCTCATGGGGCAAGGACTGGACGAAGCCGGAGCCTGCGTACGAATTCGGAAGCCGCACCCTCGATGACCCGAAGGACGGCGGCCCTTACGACCAGGATTGACATGATCGACGCCATCATGCCCGCCGGCCACATGCCGCAGGACCAGTGCACGCACCCGCGCGCGGATGTCATCGAGGTGCACGACTTCGGGCACGTCCAAGAGAAGCACTGCCCCGACTGCGCCCTCACATGGCGCGAGCCCGCGCCTGACCGGATGTGTCGATTGAACGAGCAAACGCGTACATGAACATCGTTGGCATTGACTGCGAGCACCAGGCGGACGAGGGCATGGCGAAAGAGGCCATTCAAACCCTCGTTGCGCACTACCCCGGCCACGACTGGCACGTGACCATCAAGGGCGGGATCATGCACGTCAAGGCCTTGAACATTCACCACCAGTGGGGCATGTGTGCCCACTACAGGCAGATCAAGCACGACGCCAACGAGCGCAAGCGCGAGATCGTGATGAAGGCCGGTGAATTCCTGGAGCGCGCCAACCTCAAGCGCGGCGCCTATGAGGGCCAGCGGGTGGCCGCAGTCGAGGGCATCTCGGCAAAAGACATGGCGAGGGTTCGGTGACTGACTGGCTGCAAGTGGCGAAGGATGCTTTCGAAGCGTCCTCGTCGTACTTCGACGCGAACCACCGCAAGGCGATCGAGAAGAACATCGCCCTGTTCCAGTCGCGCCACCCTGATGGGTCGAAGTACAACAGCGCCGCCTACAAGCACCGCTCTCGGCTGTTCCGGCCGAAGACCAAGAGCGTTGTGCGCAAGAACGAGGCGGCTGCGGCTGCTGCGTTCTTCTCCAACGTCGATGTGGTGAGCATCGAGCCGGAGAACGACGCCGACCCGATCCAGAAGGCCAGCGCTGAACTGGTCAACGAGCTGGTGAACTACCGGCTGCAGAAGACCATCCCTTGGTACCTGCTGCTGATCGGCGCGATCCAGGAATCGCAGGTGATCGGCGTTGTGTGCTCGTACCAGTACTGGAAGTACCGGGAGAAGGTCTCCACGAGCTACGAGCCGATGGTGGACGACCTCGGCCAGGCGATGGTGGGGCCTGATGGCCCGTACGCGCAGGAAGTCCAGACGGTCGAGGTGATCGAGGACAAGCCGTGCGTGGAGTTGATCCCGCGCGAGAACCTGCGCTTCGATCCGGCGGCGGACTGGACCAACGTGATCGGTTCAAGTCCGTACGTCATCCGCATGGTGCCGATGTACGTCGATGACGTGCGGCAGAAGATGCGGGAGACCGACTCCAAGACCGGGCAGCCCAAGTGGCAGCCGATGGAGGACGGCGAGATTCGCACGGCGATGGCGGACTACGACACCATCCGGCTGGCTCGTGAGGGCAAGCGGCAGGACCCGGTGGCCGAATCGAAGACCGCGCTGAAGGACTTCGAGATCGTCTGGTGTCACGAGAACTTCGTTCGCCTGAACGGTGAGGAAGTGGTGTACTGGACGCTCGGCACGCAGCACATGCTGACGGACCCGGTGCCGCTGAAGGAAGCGTACTTCCACGGCGAGCGTCCGTTTGTGCTGGGCCAGTTCGTCATTGAGGCGCACAAGGCAGAGCCTGAGTCGCTGGTGTCCATCAGCTCGCAGATCCAGCGGGAACTGAACGACACCGTGAACCAGCGCCGTGACAACGTATCGCTGGTGCTCAACAAGCGCTGGCTGGTCAAGCGCGATGGTCAGGTGGATGTCGCGTCGCTGAACCGCAACGTTCCGGGCGGGGCCATCATGGTCAACGACCCGACCAAGGATGTGCAGGAACTGAACTGGCCGGACGTGACCAGTTCTGCCTATGCGGAGCAAGACCGCCTGAACGTGGACTTCGACGAACTGACGGGCAACTTCTCGCAGTCGTCGGTGGCCTCGAACCGCCAGTTGAACGAGACCGTTGGCGGCATGAGGATGCTGGGCGGCTCAGCCAACCAGATGACCGAGTACGGCATCCGCACCTTCGTGGAAACGTGGGTGGAGCCGGTGCTGCGGCAGATGGTGAAGCTGGAGCAGGCCTACGAAACGGACATCACCGTCCTTGGGCTGGCTGGGCAGAAGGCGAAGCTGGCACAGAAGTACGGCATCGACCAGGTGACCGACGAACTCCTGAACAAGGAGTTGACCGTACGCGTCAACGTGGGTTTGGGCGCCACGGACCCGGACCAGAAGCTGCATCGGTTCATGGGCGCCACGCAGGCCTACGCAACGGCGGCTCAGGTGCCGGGGATCGATGCCGAGGCCGTGCGCCGCGAGGTGTTCGGCCTGGCCGGCTACCGCGACGGTCAGCGCTTCTTCCAGCCCGACAGCGCGCAGCAGATGCTGATGCAGCAGATGCAGCAGATGGGGCAGCAGATGCAGGCCCTGGCGCAGGAGAACCAAGCGCTGAAGATGGACAAGCAGGCGGCCATGGTGCAGGCGCAGACGGACGCGCGGCTTGGCATGGCTGACGTGGACCTGAAGCAGGCGCAGACCGCCAAGACCGTGGTGGAGGCGATGCTGATGCCGTCGCAGATGCTGGTCCAGAAGGCGACGACCCCGGATGAATGATCTTCTGTTGGCCGAGGCGATCCTTGGCAAGGACGCAGAGGAGTTCATCTCCTCCGAACTGGGCCGGTTCATCCTCGGCCGGTGTGACCAGGAGATTCAGGAGGCGCAAGACCTGTTGGCCGTGGTGTCGCCGTGGAGGCGCAACCGCATCCGCCAGCTTCAGAACCAGGTGTGGCGCGCCAAGAGCCTGCGCTCATGGCTGATCGAACTGATCAACTCCGGCCGCATGGCTGAGCAGGCGTTGGAGGACCAGTGATCCTCGTCGTCGGCGATTCCATGCTGGACCGGTACTGGGAATGCTCAGTGGACCGGATCAGCCCCGAGGCGCCTGTTCCCATCGCGGCGGTCAAGCGCACGTACTCCCGTGCGGGTGGTGCTGCGAACGTGGCTCTGAACATCAAGAGCCTCGGCTCTGCGGTGTCGCTGCTGTCTGCCATCGGAAACGATGAGGCCGGGGAAGAACTGAAGCGCCATCTGTCGGGCGTACGAGTCCATGGCTACGGCAACAGCACCACGCAGAAGATCCGCGTGGTGTCGAAGCACCAGCAGTTGCACCGCATCGACTTTGACGAGCGGCCGGGGCAACTGGAACTGAGCGCCATCGACCGTGCATACCGTGAGCGCGATGCGTCCATGGTGGTGTTCTCGGACTACAGCAAGGGTGCGCTCACGAACGTGGCTCACATGATCAGCGAGGCCGAGTGCCGGACGCTGGTGGATCCCAAGGGTTCTGAGTGGGGCAAGTACCGGGGCGCATTCCTGCTCAAGCCCAACGAGGCCGAACTGCGCGCCGTTGTGGGCTCGTGGGGCGACCTGTCCGAGTTCAAGGACAAGTGCACCGCCCTGCGTGAATCGCTGGACCTCGGCCACTTGCTGGTGACGTTGGGCGAGCGCGGAATGATCGACTTCAGCGACGACGGGATCTATTCGATCCAGGACGACGCGCGAGACGTGTTCGACGTGACCGGCGCGGGTGACACCGTGCTTGCGGTCATGGCGCATGCCCTCCACGAGGGCGCCGAGTACCGACAGGCGATGCGGCTGGCCAACAAGGCAGCTGGGATCGTTGTCGGGCGTTTTGGAACCTCGACCGTAACGAGGGCCGACCTTTACTGAGGGGATAACCCTCTGGAGCCTCCTAGATGAGTGACCTCGATCCTACCCAGCAGGGCGGACAGGAACTTCAACCGGCGCACAGCGCGCGGAACGCGGCGATTGCCGAGATTGCCAAGCAGGCTCACGCCGAAGTGGCGCCGGACCTCCGAAAGTTCGACGAAGAGTCGGGCATCGTTGAGGAAGCGCCGAAGGAAGAACCGAAGCAGGCGCAGGAGGTCATCGAAGAGGTGACGCCCGAAGAGGCCCTGAAGCCGGAAGACAAGCCGGCCAAGACAGTGCAGATCGTGGTCCACGGCCAGACCATCGAGGTCCCCGAGGACAAGATCATCGAAGCCGGTCGCCGGACGCTCCAGAAGGAGACGGCGGCCGACAAACTGCTGCAACAGGCGGCAGAGAAGGAACGTCGCGCTGAAGCACTGCTTCAGCAGGCACAACAGCGGGCATCGAAAGACCCCGCGCAGGCGCCATCCCAAGAGGACGCGCCACAAGAGCAGCAGCTCACGCCCCAAGTGCTGGACCAGTACATGGAGCAGAAGCTGTACACGCGTGAAGCTCAGAGGGCCGTCAAGCTCTTCGAGCAGGAATTCCCGGAGATTGCAGGCGATCCGCATCTCCTGGGTATCGCGGCACGACTGGAAGACGAGCGCCTGGCGCATGCGGCGGCCGTGGGTGAGCCAATCGGCGACCCCGTGGAGGCCTACCGCAAGCATGGCGAGTCCGTCCGGAAGTGGCTGCAAGAACGCACCGGCAACAAGCCGACCGTTCCCCAGGACAAGCAGGAGCGCAAGCGATCCATCACCACGGTGCAGGCGGCCAACGCCCGCGCCCCGGCGCCCCAGGACAAGAAGCCGCTGACCACCGCTGAAATCATCGAACAGCAGCGGATCGCGCGGCGTCAAGGGCGACAGATCCAACCCAATCGTTAAAGGACACTCACATGTCTTCGCAACTGTGGGCCGTCAACACCCTCGGCGGCTACTTCTACTCCCTGAACCTGTCGGACGAACTCCGTCAGGCCCTGCAACCCACGGTCAAGTTTCGCCAGTTCTGCGACGTGAAAGACGCGTCGCAGCAAGGCAAGAAGAAGGGTGACACCTTCACCTGGGACATCGTGTCCAACATCCAGACGCGCGGCAACACGCTGACGGAAACCAACACGATGCCTGAGTCGAACTTCACGATTGCTCAGGGCACCCTGACGATCACGGAGTACGGCAACAGCGTCCCCTACTCGGGCAAGCTGGAGG